CGGGTCGGTTGCCTGGCTACTTGCATCTGCATAAAAACCTCCTGAAAAAGCCCCCCGGACGGGGGGCCAGCGCAGGGAGCTCTTACCCGAGCGTGCCGAACAGGCTGTAAGTGGACCCGGGAACGATCCGGTACTCGTACACCACCGAGAGCGCACCGGTATTGTGGGTTGGAGTCGCGATCTCGATCCGGTCCGTCATGGCCGCGAGGGTCCGGTTGACCGTCAGAGTGAAGGTCCGGACCGCCGTGTTGGCCGTGTTGCACAGGGTCAGAATCGCCGCCACCGAGCCATTCATGAGCAAGGTGAGGATCAGCGATCCGGTTGCCGCCGAGGCCAAGACGACGAAGATCCCAGTGACGACTGCCGCCACGTGAGATCTCCAGGTGAGTTCATGCTGCACCCCCACCGCAGTGATAGGGTGTTTCGTCTTGTTTTCCTGACGGATCTGCGTGTAGTTGGGATTGTCGTAAGCCATCGATACCGTAGGCATTGCATTTCCTTTGGCCCCACCGCCTCCCGGTTTCGGCCTGCATTCAAAGGGGGGAAGGCCCCCAGCTTAACGTCCACCCGGCTCCTGAGTGGACGGCGTTCGCTTGATCTCGGAGGGAGCCCCGACCGCAGTTAAACCGCGGAGTCGATCATTGCCACCCTGGTCTCGACGGCCTGCTCGTGCACCAGGCCGAACGCTCCCAGGTAATACCACGCCACGCCACGGCTCCGACCGTAGTCGGTCGGGATCTTGGCCCGCATCTCCTCCGGCACGGCCACGGCTTCCGCCACCGTGTCTTCACCGAAGTAGAAGGCCCAGTCCTCGTCTCCATTGACCGAGTTGTTCCAGGCATCCCCCGTGTCGGTGAAAGCGTCGAACGTGGTGCTGTCCGCCGCTCCGCCCCTGGGGATGTTGGTCTGCTCGACGTACCGGGTGCTCTCGTAGCGTCCGATCTCGCCGTTCATGATCATCCTCAGGCCGGTCTCGGTGTACTGGTGAATCGATTCGAGACCGTTCTTCAGACCACGAAGGGCCTTGACCCTGGCGATTGCGTAGTAGTCGTCGTTGACGTAGGCCGGAATGTTCCGTTCCTTCATCTCGTCCGAGACCAGTTTCGCGTTGGTCGTCAGAATCGCGGCAGAGGCCGTTCCCGTCGCTGTGCCATTGGTGGTAATGGCAATCGTGCTCGTGTCCAGCACGATCCGAAGGGCTGTCCGCTTGAACTGCGTGTAGCACAGCGCGTCCAGATCCTTCGAAGCGTCGTTCTTCAGCGCCCGCATGATCGGCTGTCGCACCTCGAACTTCGAGAGAGCTTCCAGCTTCCCGCTGTAGGGCACCGAGAAACCGCGTTCCGAGATCGTCATCGTGGCCTGATAGATCGTGAAGTTTCCTTCCCCGACCGTATTGGTCTCGATGAGTGCCCGGTTGCCGCGTCCGACGTTCCCGACGACATCCCAGGTGTAGATGTCGCCCTTCTTCTTGCCCTGCTGGGTGGCGTCCTTCACGTCCGCGAACTGACGCATCTTCGTGAGCGGTTGGACCGCTTCCCGAAGCTCGTCGGACAGGTTCAGCGAAAAGAAGAAGCCACCCAGTGTATTGACGGACCAGATCTGGCCCGCGTGGAACAGGAGATTCCGTTCCGCATACCGCGCGAGCGGCGTGCAGAGAAACCTCAGGATTGACTTCAACATCAAATCCTCCGAGTGTAACGGAAGTCAGGGTTGCCTCGACGTTGCCGCATCTCTGCGACAATCTCGGACCCCGTCCTCACTTTGGGTTGAGTGGATGCGCTGGGTGGCGCTCCTCGAGGAGGAGTCGCCGCTGGGGTCGCCGCTTTCGCGGCAGTCCGTTGCTCGATTGTCCGAGCAGGGACTCCGGTCCCGGGCGACGGCGTTGCTGCGGCCGGTCCCTTCAGACCATCGAGCCAGTCACGGACTTTCTTCCCGATCTCAGGATAAAGCTGGGAGTACGACCGGCTGTCGCCGGCGGCACGCGCCGCTCGCTCCTCGTGGCCGAGGATCGCCAAGACACGGCGATCCGACAGCATCTCGGGAACCAGACCTTCCAGCGCTTTCGAGGCGGAGTCATGTTCCATCTTATCCGTGACATGGGTCTCGACTGTACGAGCGACGATGTCTTGGATAGCCTGGTCCGTGTGACCGCCCTTCAGCATCGCAGCCACTGCGCGGGCCGCGTCTTCCTTCGAGCCGAGTTGAAGAGCCTCGGCCAAGCTCCGCGCATCATCGGAAATGTCCGACGCGGGCGCGAGTTTCGGGTCCGTCGCAGGCGTGCCGGTGACGGTCTTCGCCTGCTTCAGGAGTTCATTGGCTTCACGGAGAGCCATTTCGGCCGCGCCGTGGTGCCGCATTGCGTGGAGGCCGGCTTGGAGGAGCTGGTCCTCCGGTACCTCGTGGACGACCCCCCGGACTTCGACTCGGTGAGTCTTGGCCACTGGAGTCGGTGGCGGTTCCACCACTCCAGTTCCGGGCTCCCCAGTGATTCCCTCGTCGTCCGCGACATCCGCTGCCGCATTGGCCAGTGCCGCAGCCGCAGCCGCAGCCGCTTCACGATTGGGTCGAGGGGCGCCGTCGTCCACGTCCGTCTCATCCGGATTCATGGCGGCGGCTTCGGCATTGCCGGTCTCGTCCAGCGACTGACGATGCAATGAGGCCAGCACCGCATTCCTGGGATTGACCGTCGGGCCGATCTTCGGCAGCGGCTCGGCCGCATCCCCGGGAGACGGGAGGTCCACCGTCGGATCCGCGGCCGGCACTGAGGCCGGCACTGCGGCGATAACCGGCGCCGGGTTAGTCGGGGTCTTCGCCGGGGGGAGGCTGTACTGCTGTTTCGATTTCTTGGCCATCGTCTTCTCCTTGAAGTGCGTCCGACGTGCGGACATCGTATTGGACGAGAGCTTGTCGTCCTCTCATGATCAGTTGAACGAGCCAGCCCTCGAAGCGCTCGGCCAACCAGATTTCGTTTTGTAGCTTCCGGATGCCCTTGACGTCTTCCGCGTCAACCGCTTTGAGGGCATCCATGGCTACCTTCGCCTCCACCCGGGCCAGCCCCACCATCGTCCGGCCCAACTCGCTTTTCATGAAGTCGTCAGCATCAGCCCCGATGGATCCTTGGGCAAGCAGAACGGCATTCGGATCTGGTGTCACAGCAACTCCTCCAATGCGGCCAGAATCTCGTCCTCGTCCTCGTCCTCAGGACCCGTCTTCTTGAAAGCATTCTCGGACACGACTACGACTGGTCTGGTAGCCAGGGTTATGGTCGAGTGCCTCAACAGTCGATCGATCACCTCGAGTGACAACCGCTCCGTGTTGAAGACTGGAGCGAGAGCTTCCTCCATCTCCAGGTCAATGACCGGGGCCTTCCGAGCAATGACCTTCTCTTCCTCTTCACGCCGTGCGATCTCCTCGAGCTCCCATGGCGGACGGGGAAGCTTGCGTTTGGTCTTGTACAGCCTCCGCAAACGGTCAGCGTCGCCATCATTCCCACCACCGCGCTGGACGACTTCCTCGCAGACCTCGATCAGAAGGTCGAAGCTCGACGCCTCGAGCTCGATCCGACCGGACCCGTCTTCGAGAATGAGATAACAAGAGGCCTCCATCACGCGGCCCAACTCGGGTTCACGCCCGATCCTCCCGACGTGAGGCGCTGGCCAGCTGTGCCTTGCGATCCGCCAACTTCCAATCCCCCACCATTCTTGAATACAAGTGATCCCTCATCGTTATCCAGCCTGACTCCGTCACCAGTGACTTCGACCCTTGAACCAGTGACATGAGTCATCGCCATCGCTCCACCGGCTTCGAGTACGATTGACGAACCTGAGGCATTTTGCAATCTCACTTCGCCAGCCGACACCTGGATATTAATCCCATCAACTGTGGTGATCGTCACAATGCCAGAGGAGTCGATTGCAAGAGTGGTGCCACCGTTTGTAATGGACGTGACAAGCGCAAGAATCTGGGCCAGGGTCAACTTGATCGTCGCTCCCGCGCGGGCGATCGGAACCTCGTCTCCAGCCTGGGCCGGAGTGCCGCTTGGGAGTGCGCTTATCTTGGTGTCGGGCATGGTCAGTCGTCCCTGGCCTCACCGGTCAGCGTGCCGTCCTTTCCCTTCGTAAGCTTGATCTTGCGCGATCCACCACCCTTCGGAATATAGTTGTTGACGGTGATGTTGGGAGCCTTCGACTCTCCACCCCCACCGTTCGACGGCTTGCTCTTCGTAGCCGGCGTCTTTTCGCGGCCAGCTTGCGCTTGCGCCGCAGCCAGCTTGACTTCCATCTTGGCGAACTTGGAGTCATTTTCCACCTTCAGCTCTCGCATGGCGACCGAGAACCCACGTTCGAGCAGCTTGTTGATCTCACGGAGCAGCTGTTGCTGTTCCTCCATCGCGGACTCTTCGGCTTTCTCCGCCAGCTTCCGTCTCGCTTCGGCGTTCTCCATCAGCTTCTCGACCACCGCCTGGGCGTTCTGGATCATCTCGGTCGCCTGTTGCTGGGCCTTCATCACCAGTTGCTGGGCTTGCTGATCCGCATCCCAGAACCGGCTGCCATCCCCATACCCGAGGATATGGAAGATCTCCTTCCCGTACTCAGCCACGTTGAACGAGGGCGGCATCTGGGCTACCGCCGTGGCGACTTGGCCGACGGCCGAGGTCAACCGAAACAGTTTTCGGTTCGGGTCGGTGGCGTTCATGCCGACCTCGATCTTCACGAAGCACTTGGCGTCGATCAGGTTGTCCACCATGTCGGCCACTTGAGGTGGCACTTGGCTCTGGCCAGGCCGTCCCGATGGTTTGTACGCCTGCTGGGCCGCTTGGGCGGCGAGGGCCATCAGCACCTCGTCCGTCTCGTAGTACTGTTCCAGAAGCCCCAACTGGTTGAGCGTCGGGATCAGCCACGATTCGCTGAGGGTCTTGACCGTGAGTTCGGACAAGGTGGCCGCTCCTTCTCCGAGGATTTCCAGGCCGCCTACCGTTTGGTTCAGAGCCCGGTTTGTCATCACGGACTGTGAACTGAAGTTCCCCACCAGCTCGTCGTACTCGACGTTGAACCGATCCTGCTCCTGGTATCCTGAACTGGTCACGTCGTTCCACTCGGCCTGAACGACGTCTTCCTTCGGGTTGTTGAAGGCCGTCACTCCCCCGGGCACCCCGTACATCAGGTTCGTGGTGTCGACTTGCTGTCCCGACCGAATGAAGTATTGTTTGCTAAGGACCAGCGCGACGTTGTCTTCGCGGTTGTTCGCAGTGTTGTTCAGAGCCCGCTGGACCGCACCCCCCAACCCAATCAGCCCCTTCGGCATGATCTTGTGCGTCTCGACCACGCAGAAGCCCATGGTGATCGGAATGACCCCGTGCAGGTAACAATCCTCGATCGGCTCGGGATCACTGAGCAGCTTCTCCGTGCCTAGAGTCCAGTAGACGATCCGGCCGTTCCCCCGGTCGATGTACCACTCGATGCACCAGACGATCTCGTAGTCCTTCACCTCGGGGTGGGAGTCCACCGGATCCTGGCGTTGGCCGATCCGGGTCTGCCTGGTGGAGTCGAAAGCGTCCAGGGCTCCAGCCGATCTGATCTCCCCCGCCCCATACTCCCGCCACTTCCGACCGTACCGGTCGGCCTTCTCCATCCGTTCCCTCACCTCGGAGACGTACATCGGCACCATCCGGCCGACATAGGGTGAGGTATTGATCGGATCCCGCCAGTTGGCGTTGGGTGAGATCCGCACGTACTCGACCGGGAACAGACACACATCCGGCTTGTCCTCGAGCGTGACCTGGACTTCCGTCTCCTGCTCGAACATCATCGGTTCGCCGGTCTCTGGGTCGATGGCCGGCTGCCCGGTCGACTCGTCGATGTACGGGACTGACTGCATCTTCTTCTTCGTCGCAGTCCGATACGCCCAATAGTTGTACGAGCACACCACCCCGGTCTTCACCGCGTCCTGCATGGCCCCCACCACCGTCAGGAACCAGGGAATCGTATTCTTCAGTCTGAAGTCCAGCAGGTTCCCGACCATCCGTGCGGTAGCGACCGCCAGCGGATCGTCTTGGTTGAACGCCTCCACGTCGCACTTGCGGTCGTTCGAGAAGAACGCCGCGGCGACCAGCGCTTCCATGCGTCTGGAAATGGACCTCGACTTCGGACGGAACGTCTTGGCTCGGTGCTTGTAGGCGTCCTTGTAATACTTGGAATCCGAGGCGTGCCGGCCATCGAAGTACCGCAGGTCGGTTTCCCACTGCTTCCGGAAGTTCGAATCGACGTAAGTCGTTGAGGTGGTATACGCTTCCTGGGCGATGCGGAGGGCCTCTTCCTCGCTGAGCATCATTGGAGAGACCGGAGTCTCCCCACCGATCGCTGCCGGATCCGCCGGGGTTGTGTCGTCCTGCTGCTTCCGAGTGTGAGCCGGCGCCGTGTTAGCCGGAATCCGGTTCTGATTCGGGCGATAGTTGGTAGCCATCAGTTTTTCTCCGGCAAGATGCCAATGGTAATTGGACTCTTCTTCGGCTGAGGGGACCAGCGCGCCTTCCCGACCACTGGGGCCCCCTCGAGCACGAGGTTGCTTTCCTGACCTGGGATCATGGGACCCCGGCGCTGATGCGCCCGTTCCAGGAATTCCCCACCGGCCCGAACCACCGATTGCATCAGCCGCTTGTGGTCGTGCTGGACATCGGCCAGTTTCAGGACCATGCAATACCGCCCACGCCAGTCCAGCGTATAGTTGCGGATGATGAGGACCCCACCTTTCAGCTCCACGATCCACGAGTACCCAGGGTAGTGGTGGCACAGGACTTGCAGCGTCCCTTTGGCCGTCTCCTCCCCGACTCGGTCGTTGGGATCCGACTCGTTCCCTACCTTCCATCCGATCACTGGCATTTCTGTCTCCAGGCGTCGTAGGCCGACGTGGGGGTAAGCCCATGCGCGACTACCCACCTCCGGCCGCTGGGGGTGATCCCCAAGCAGGCCCAAAGACCGAAGTGGGTAATCATGAGTCTTGGCTTGGCCATTGTTATCCCATTCTTATGGCATTGTTATTGGTCAGTCCGACGGTGGCTCGTAGATCCCCGAATCGGTGTGGTCGGTCGTCTTGAACTTCCGGCCATTGGAGAACTCGTACACGATCTCCTGCTGGGACTGTTCCGGTCCCAAGAGCTTGCGGACCAGGGCCGCGTAGTCGATGTCCCGCCCCGTGGAATTCTGCGCGTCGCCTGGCATGTCAGTACCCCGCTTTCGCTTTGGCGGACCCCTGCGATTTCATCTGCTTCTTGACCGCCTTCTTGACCCCCTTCTCGTGGACATCATCGATGGTCCCCTTGTTCTCGGAGGCGTAGAAGATCGACTTCCCCTTCTTCGCCCCGTAGGATTTTTTCATGGACTTCATGATCTTCTTGCCTTTAGCGGTCAGTGGCATGGGTCACCTCTCTGCGCCGGAATCGAACGGAACTTCCTGGCCCAGCACTTCGTGGATCACGTCCCGGGTCATGTGGCTGGCCCCCATCCCACCGACGATAGTGGGACGGCCTGGGTACAATCGCTCGAGAATGGCCTGACCCTTCTCCGTTCCAGCCGTGAGCCGACCTTCGGCCATGGCTTTGGTCTCCGGACCACGCCCTTCCCCCGCCGGCGGATGGGGGTTCCCCGGCGGTACTTGGTAGGGATCCCTCGAGGGCTGGATGTCTTGGTCGGGATCCCTGGCCATGTTGAATCTCATGACCCGGCCGATCTCTCCATCGGTCAGCGGATGTGGATTCTTGCTATACCAATCCGTGATCTGCTCATCGGGGGACTTCGTGGATCCCTGATCCGGCCTCCATCCGCCTTGGAAAGCGTCGACCCGGAACTGGAACGCCTGGATCCCGATCTCGATCCAGCGTTGGACTTGGGTCAGGTCGAAGCACATCTTCTCCATCTCATACCCGATTCCACTGCGTCCGTAATCCACGCGCCAGCTCGGTTGATGTTGGAGGGACATCCTCAGCACCCACCCATCGGCCACTGGTCTCACCTCGATGGGAGCCCGGTCCCGGGATCCACCCAGCTTCTGGATGGCTTGTTGCACGTCATCAGCGACTACAGTGATTTGACCATTCATGACTGCTTCTCCTCAGTCGGCAGCGTCCGCGAAACCCTCCGGCTGTTGGGACTTTTTCACGGCCCCGATCACCGGAGGAATAGCGCAGAAACTGACCATTAGCGCCTCTGCTACGTCGGGGCTCGACTCGGTCTTGAGGCGCTTGCGAACCTCGTCCTTCCGCTCGATGCGGATGAGCCCATCGCTCGTCGGTGGGAGCCACTTGAAAATCGTCAGCTCCCCAATCATGTCCTCGTCGTCCGGGTGGAGGGCGGATTTCCGCTCCACCAGCCAGTCCCTCACCTTCCAGTACAGCTCATCCCTCAGCCGCCAGAATTCCCGCTTGTTGGCCGGGCTTTCGGAGACGATGACGGCGACCACGGGGAGACCCATTTCCGCGAGTCTTGATGCGACCCCAGACCCGATCCCGATGGCGTCGATGCAGATAGCCATCGGCCGCTCTTCCGCTGGAGTGTCGTCCCACTCCACCTTCACCCGGCCGGCAATCTGCATCGGCTCGAGGCCACGCCACGACTTGTGCGGTTCCAGTTGTTTGACTTGGTCCCGCTTCACGAGGACCGTACGATCGGTGCCCAAGCCGGCCACGTCGATCCCCCAGACGACCGGCCCGTAGCGGTCCAGTTTGTGCCATCTCTGCTGGGCCTCCTCGCACAGATAGAGTGGGATCAACTGATCCGGCTCGGCCTTGGGGAATTCGCCTTTCACACGGACGCGGAAGAAGTTCGAGTCGCGGCCGTACTTCCGGGCCATCCGCTCGATCTCTTTGTGATCGGCCCCTTCCACTCTCTCCACGTCGATGTGCATCGTAGCGAAGTATGCCCGGTCCTTGTGGTGGCTGGCGTGGAAGAACCCAGTATTCCGGCTCGGGTTTCCGATCATCAGGAAGAACGTGTCTCCCCCGAGGAGGGCGCCCTGCGCCACTTCGAAGATCGGCTCCGGAACGCCGGGGGCCTCGTCGATGACGAACAGCAGGTGATCCGAGTGGAATCCCTGCAGGGCCTCGGGATTCTCCGCGCGGGCCGTCCGTGGAACGGCGAACCCCTCCTCTGGAGCTTCCCGGACGAAGACTCGACTCTTGGTCCACTCCAACAGGTTAGCGAGAAGGGGTTCGTGTTGTCTCAAGCGACGTAGCCACTTCACGATTTCAGGCCATAGGACGTCCTCCAGTTGGTGAGACGTGGGAGCGGTACACGGCACCTTGCACGGATGGTAGCAAATCAGGAACCACAGGATTGAGATGGCACAGAACGCGGTCTTATGCGCCCCGTGTCCCGACCGAACCGACAACTTCCGCTTCTGGACCAGTTTCTTGCTGGCGATCCACCACCACGACCGGATCCCCTCTTGCAGGGTATCCGACCATTCGATGGGGAGACCCAGCGCTTCGGCGGCGAACAAGGCCGGGCCGTGCTCGCGCCACCGCTTTATGCGGGTGACGTAGAGGGCCTGGAGTTCTTCCGCGGTAGAGGCGGTCATGGGGGTCAGTGGATCGTGGACCAAACGACCGTGGAACCCGGCGGGGCTTCAGGCGGGGTGGTGGTATTGCACTCGCACGGCATACCCGCGCCGGAGCAACAGCCGTCTCCGTCGCCCCATGGGATCGTGTGGTGGTTCTCGCACACCCAGCCTTCGCCAAGACAAATGGGACAACGAGAGTCGATCATGATTGCGGGTCGATCACTTTGCCCGTCTTGCCGTCGATCAAGGTGGGTGGCTCGACCCGACGGAGCTCTTGGGACAGGGCGGCAATGGAGAGGGCGCCGGAGTGCTGGAGGTTGTGGTGCTCTCCATAGACGTCGGGCCGGGCCTTGGCCGCGAGCCACTGACGGGTCTTCACTTGGAGAGCACGGGCTGGGATGTAGGCGGGATGGCCCTTCAGGGATTGATCGGAAATTGTCAGGGTCTCTTCGGCCAGTGAGTGGGCCCGGGCTTTCCGTGCGGCCTCCCACTTCTTTGACAACTCTGGGATCGTCTCGACCCACATGTAGAACTGGCCACCGTTGGGGTAACCGATCCGGGCGAGGATTGCCAGCATCGGCTCGCCGTCGGCATAGCGCTCGCAAATCCTGTTGGCTACCTGTGGATCGAAAGACGGAGGGACGTGCATCCCCTCGTTGGCGCTGATCAAGCCGCGCTGGATGGCATTCCTGCGGCGACGGGCGACCTCCCGCTTGAGGGCTTTCCGCCTCTTCCAGTACTTCTCTCCGGACTTGGGTGGCTTGGTCCTGATCCGAATGCGTTTCGGGGTGCCCGGTGGCTCGCCGGGCTGGCGGGTGCCGCTGATGGGCCTAATCTCTAATTTTGACTGCCTGCGGGCGGGGCAGGCCATCCGCAGCGCCG